TCCTTATTTGCTTAAAATTTAATCAGTGATTTGCATTACATTCCTTTGCTGCTGAAACCATTATAGCGAGTCAATCGAAAATGTAAAGCATTCTTTTGCACTTTTTTTCGGTGCCGATTTGTCGCCAATTTTGGCTTTTTGTGTCCGTCAAAAAACGTGCCTTGTGACCCATGCGATAACCTAGACTGAGAGCGGCTTTTAGCTATTTGTGGGTCATGTTCCATTAGTTTTTTAAGGTTAATTTTTATTTGTAAAGTGTTATCATAATGCTAACAGTGTCTAGAATGTGCGCGTATGCACGCGCAGCGCAGCGATTTTAAACCAGTGGCAACATGACCCACATGACCCACATCTCAAAATGGCAACAAAAAAGTTATCCACAGATTTGATAGCAGTTTGCTAACAGTTAGTGACCACTAACCTGGCTATGTTAGTGACCACTAACTTGCCAGGCTGGCAACAGTTAGTTAGTGACCACTAACCTAGTTAGTTAGTGCTTACTAACTTGCCAGGCTGACAACCATGTAAGTGAGTGCTTACTAACCTGGGGGGTGGGGGCCCGTGCCTGGCCGGTCACGATTACGGAGGGTCTACACAAAATTTTTTTTATTTTTTAAAAGCCCAATATCGACCACCAGAAAAATAGCCCACATTGCCCACAAATTGACATCACACGCAAATGCGCTAATATGCAGCCATGTTCAAATCCATCCCGTTCACCCCGCGCAAAGTCGAGGCGACCGAAGCCAGGCTGCAGGCTATTTATGACGCAGCTGCTTTGGGTCTGAAGGGCGACTCGCTCGCCTTGGCCGCTGGTATGCTGCCCACCGAGTTTAGGCAGCTGTGCGAGCTTGACCCAGCAGCGGACATGGCCGCCATGAAAGGCCGCGCTGACTCCGAGATGGAAGCAAGCACTCACTTGCGGGAGGCGGCTCGTGCAGGCGACGCCAAGGCAGCGCTGGCTATCCTGCAGCACAGCCACGGTTGGACAGCCCGGCAGGAAATTAGCGTGGACATCACGAACAAGATCAGCATCACGCAGGCGCTGCAACAGGCGCAGGAACGCGTGATCGACGGGCGCACCATCGAGGGTCTGATCACCGAACAGCAACCGGAGTACTTGGAACATGCCACAAAACGCACTCGCACCGCAGCCTAGCAATCGACTGCTAGATTATTTGGTGCAAAACGCGCCACCTAAAATATTTCCGACGGCGGGGCGGGTTTTCCTTGAGTCAATGCAAGGCAAACGCGACCCTATTACTGAAGCTGACTTTACCCCCGAAGAACTTAAAAAGTTGCGTCAAGTTATTGAGCTAACGGAAGGCCGAGGTAATGTGCAATATAAAGATTACGTAAACCAAGCAAAAAAAACTTTAAGAGAAGAAACTCTACCCAACGTAACTTTACCGCCATCAATACTCGCCATAACTAGTGATATAGGAAATGTTGCGTCAACTTTGGGGCGGTTTAGGTACGTACGAGACGCGGACGGCAATCTTCGGGCAATAGACGATTACGACTTTAATCCTGAAGGCACAAAAGGATATACAAACAGCCTTAACCCACTTGTATGGCTGCGTCGGTACGCCGGTGAAAAAATGCCGCCAGGCACCGGCCGGTCGGTAAACATCAACTTGGGTAAGTAATGGCCCAGCAACCCATTTATGACGCCGAGGGCGAGCAGCTCTTAATGAGCCGCCTGTGGGCGCCGACGATCGCGGACGACCCCGAGGCGTTCGTGCTGTTCGCGTTCCCGTGGGGGCAGCCAAACACGCCGCTGGCCAAGTTCAAAGGCCCGCGCACCTGGCAGCGCAAGATCCTGCGCAGGATTGCCGGCCACATCAAGAACAACCGCGGGCAGCTGGACATGGACGCGCTCCGAACAGCGGTGGCGTCAGGCCGAGGCATCGGTAAGTCAGCCTTAGTGTCATGGCTGGTGCTGTGGATGCTGTCAACCCGCATCGGATCAAGCGTGATCGTCAGCGCCAACAGCGAAGCCCAGCTGCGGTCGGTCACGTGGGGTGAGTTGACCAAGTGGCAGGCGATGGTCATCAACAGCCACTGGTGGGAGATCAGCGCGACCAAGCTGGTGCCCGCCAAATGGATCACGGAACTGGTGGAGCGGGATCTCAAAAAAGGTACGCGGTATTGGGCGGCCGAGGGCAAGCTCTGGTCGGAAGAGAATCCCGACAGCTACGCCGGTGTCCACAACCACGACGGCATGATGCTGATCTTCGATGAGGCCTCAGGTATTCCGGACGCCATCTGGTCGGTCGGTGCGGGCTTCTTTACGGAACCCATACTGGACAGGTACTGGTTCGCGTTCAGTAACCCCCGGCGCAACTCAGGGTACTTCTATGAATGTTTTAACGCTAAGCGGGCGTTCTGGCATACGGAGAACATCGACTCCAGAACGGTCGAGGACACGGACAAGCAAATCTATGAGCAGATCATTGCGGAATATGGCGAGGATTCGCCACAGGCTCGGGTTGAGGTCTACGGTGAATTCCCTTCGGCTGGCGAGGATCAGTTTATTGGTGCGGGTGCTGTCGACGATGCCGCCAATCGGCCACGATACAAGGATGAGACGGCGCCAATTGTTATCGGCGTTGACCCAGCTCGCGGCGGCGCGGACGCAACCGTCATCGTCGTCCGACAAGGACGCGACCTGGTAGCAATCAAGCGGTACCACGGCGAGGACACCATGACGACCGTTGGCCGGGTGATTGACGCAATCGAAGAGTACCGGCCGGCACTGACGGTGATCGACGAGGGTGGTCTGGGCTACGGGGTACTTGACAGGCTAAAAGAACAGCGTTACAAGGTGCGGGGAGTGAACTTCGGATGGAAGTCAAGCAAACCGGTCATGTGGGGCAACAAGCGCGCTGAGATGTGGGGCGCGATGAAAGACTGGCTGAAAACTGCCAGCATCCCGAACGATCGGCAGCTCAAGGCCGACCTGACCGGCCCGATGAAAAAGCCCGACTCGTCGGGAACGATCTATCTGGAAGGCAAGAAAGAAATGAAGTCGCGGGGGCTTGCGTCACCTGACGCAGCCGACGCGCTGGCGGTGACGTTCGCGTTCCCGGTGGCCAGCCGTGAATCGGGGTACGAGCGCGCGACAAAACGCAGTGAGGGGTACTCACCGCGCGTAGCAGCCGCAACTGGCTGGATGGGAGCCTGACATGGCAACGAAGAAAAGTGTGTCGTTAAGCGTCGGCCGGGGCGAGAAGCTGCCGGCGTCCAAAGGCGCGGGGCTGACAGCCAAGGGGCGGGCGAAGTATAACGCGGCCACCGGCTCGAACCTGAAGGCGCCAGCACCCAACCCGAAGACAAAAGCGGATGAAGGGCGCAAAAAGTCGTTCTGCGCCCGTATGGAAGGGGTCGTCAAGAACGCTAAAGGCGACGCTGAACGGGCGAAAGCCTCACTTAGACGATGGAAGTGCTAATTATGGCCACCAAACCAGGACTCTACGCAAACATTCACGCAAAACGCGAGCGCATCAAGGCCGGATCGGGCGAAAAGATGCGCAAACCCGGCTCGCCGGGCGCGCCGACCAACAAAGACTTCAAACAGTCGGCAAAAACGGCCAAAAAGGGGAAGTAAATGCCGCTGATTAAGTCAAAATCGGAAAAAGCGTTCAAGCAAAACATTCGCGCCGAGGTAAAATCTGGCAAACCGGTCAAACAGGCCGTGGCTATTGCGTACGCAACCAAACGCGCAGCGGCAAAACCAGCGAAAAAGATGAAATAAATGGACTATACCGGCATAAATAAGGCAGCAAAAGTCGCCGATGTGGGCGGTAATCCGCCGCCGGACGACATCAGCACAGACAAACAAGACGTGCTATCGACCATGCGCAAACGCATGCAGATGGCCATTTCTGCGCTGTCTGAGAGCCGGGAAGACGAGCTGGACGACCTGCGCTTCTATGCCGGCTCGCCGGACAACCACTGGCAGTGGCCTGCTGACGTTTTGGCGACCCGTGGTGCAGTGCAAGGTCAGACAATCAACGCGCGGCCTACGCTGACCATCAACAAGCTGCCGCAGCACGTCCGCCAAGTCACCAATGACCAAAGACAAAACCGTCCAAGCGGCAAAGTTATTCCTGCTGACGACAACGCCGACCCGGAAGTCGCCGAGATCTACAACGGCATGGTGCGGCACATTGAGTACATCTCCGACGCCGACGTTGCCTACGACACCGCTTGCGAGAACCAAGTTGCCTACGGCGAAGGTTACATCCGCATTCTGACGGAATATTGCGACGACGACACGTTCGACCAAGACATCAAGATCGCGCGAGTACGCAACTCGTTTTCGGTCTACATGGATCCCACCATTCAAGACCCGTGCGGCGCGGATGCCAAGTGGTGCTTTATTACCGAAGACCTGCAGCGCGCCGAGTACGAGCGCATGTTTCCGGACGCCAGCCCCATCTCGACGCTGCAGGCCCAAGGTGTGGGCGACCAGTCCATTTCGGTCTGGATCAATCAAGATACGGTGCGTATCGCCGAGTATTACTACGTCGACTACGACAACGCGACACTGAACCTGTACCCCGGCAACATGACGGCTTTTGAAGGCTCGCCCGAGGCCAAGCAGATGAAAGCGATGGGCATCAAGCCCCTCCGCACGCGTCAGGTCCATGCCAAGCGGGTTAAGTGGTGCAAGACCAACGGCTACGAGATGCTGGAAGAGCGTGACTGGATCGGCAAGTGGATCCCGGTCGTGCGCGTCATCGGTAACGAGTTTGAGGTTGACGGCAAGCTGTACGTGTCGGGTCTGGTGCGTAACGCCAAGGATGCCCAGCGCATGTACAACTACTGGACGAGCCAAGAGGCCGAGATGCTGGCCTTGGCGCCCAAAGCGCCGTTCATTGGTTACGGCGGCCAGTTTGAAGGCTATGAAATGCAGTGGAAGACGGCCAATACGCAGAACTGGCCGTATCTGGAGGTCAATCCGGACGTCACAGACGGCTCGGGGGCTGTCCTGCCGCTGCCACAGCGTGCTGCCCCACCGCTGCCGCAGACTGGCCTAATTCAGGCCAAGATGGGCGCCTCGGACGACATCAAGTCGACCACAGGACAGTACGACACCAGTCTGGGAGCGACATCGAATGAGCGTTCGGGCAAGGCGATTATGGCGCGCGAGCGTCAGTCTGACACTGGCACTTACCATTACGTGGACAATCTGGCACGGGCTATTCGCCATGTCACTCGCCAGATCGTTGACCTGATTCCCAAGATTTACGACACCCAACGGGTTGCCCGCATCATTGGTGTGGATGGTGACACCGACATGGTCAAGCTCGACCCAACTCAGCCGATGCCGGTTAAGAAAATCGTAGACCAGAACAACATCGAGATCGACAAGATCTACAACCCCGGCGTGGGTAAATACGACGTCGTGGTGACCACCGGCCCGTCCTACCTGACCAAGCGTCAAGAGGCACTAGACGCAATGGGCATGATCCTGCAATCCAACCCGCAACTCTGGCAAGTCGCAGGCGACCTGTTCATCAAGAACATGGACTGGCCAGGCGCGCAGGAGATGGCCGAGCGGTTTGCTCGCGTCATCGATCCGAAAGTGCTGGGCGACGGTTCGGACGACTCACCCGAGATGCAGATGGCCAAGCAGCAGATCGAGGCGATGGGCCAAGAGATGGATCAGCTCCAGCAGATGCTGCAGAATGTCGGCAAGTCAATCGAGGTGCAGGACTTGGAGCGCAAGAACTTCGAAGCCGAGATCAAGGCGTACCAAGCAGAAACGCAGCGTCTGTCTGCCGTGTCTGGCGCTATGACGCCGGATCAGGTGCAAGACGTCGTCATGCAGACCCTGCGCGACGTTATGTCGACCGGCGACTTGGCTATGAGCGAGGGTGGGCTGGAGCTGCCGGGCGAGATGGGTGGCCAGCCACCAATGGGCGGCGAGATGGG